ATAATAAAATAAATGTGCAGCACAATCAATCAAAGTGTCTTGATTGCCCACCGCGCCCGTGTGAGTAAGTAAACTTGGCTCTTATAAAGGGTTCCCACAGGAAAATTCCAAGTTAAGCTTTGCAGCTGCCCTGAATCTGATCCAAAGGAGACCGAAATCGGTCCAATCACAACCGCTACTGAGTCAACCGTTTACGGTCGTTGCCGTTGGCACCAAGACCGTTTATGGTGCTGTTTTTTTCCAATTTCTATTGAGTAGCACCGGTTTCGGTCGGTTCACTACTGGCAATCTACTTCGGTTGCTGACGCCAAACACCTGCGCCAGTGCCTTCAGCGGATTACTCATCTGAGCCTGCCGACACAAGTAAGTGACTGCTGTTGTCAACAACAATCTTAACTAAAAAATTTGGCGAGGGACCGAAATGGGTGTCCTCAATTTGTGGTCTTCTACTATTTATATAAGGCTGTGTTTGGTGCAAAATCAAATGGATTCTTACCCACATAGCATTCAAGAGCTTCTTGAATGCTATGGCTTAAGCTTTTATGATTTATATTTGCTTTGCATTTTCTGTGATAATTTGCTGACTTATGCTGATTGTGATCACTTTGAATATGCTGAGTTAAATTTAGTTTGGAGAAATGGCTGGCCTTATGGAGTTTGCAAAAGCTGTTGTTCAAGAGCTGGGCATTGGGAATGTGTGCGTTTTTATCAGTTTTCTATGCTTGGGAATGATGTTGAGAGCCATACAGGGTGTACTCTGTTGCAACTAAGTGTGAGGTGCTATGCATGTTTAAAGAAACTGAATTTGACAGAAAAATTGGAGCATGTGTGGAAGGGTGTAGCTTTCCATTGTGTAAAAGATAGGTGGAAGGGTATTTGCAATAACTGCCGAAATGCTTGGGCCCAAGCCCACAATTAAAGATATTGTTTTAGAGGAGCAGCCGCCCGAACGGGTGGATTTGATGTGTCAGGAGCAGTTGGAGGAAGAGGAGGAGCCCAGAGAAGACTATAAGGTTTTGCTTTGCTGTGGACACTGTGGCTGTAATCTCAAAATATACTTTCGAGCCTCGGCGGCTTCGATCAGGCATCTTCATCAGCTGTTTTTGGGTGATTTGGACCTGCTTTGTCGGTACTGCGGTGCTGGAAGACTCCAGAATGGCCGAAAATAAAGGTACTTTGGGAGATGGAGATTGGTATTTTGTGCGTGAGGCTGAATGTAGTGATATAGATAGCATAGAAGAGTTGGAATTAAGTACAGAGTCAGAAGTTTCCGATTTAATAGACAATGCACAAGTTAGTCAGGGCAACTCCCTCCAGTTGTTCCAGGAGCAAGAGAGAGAGCAAGAAGAGCGGACCTGCCACCTATTAAAGAGAAAGCTGTTAACAAGCCCAAAACAGAAAGTAGATTCTGATTTGAGTCCAAGACTAAGAGCAATCAGTATATCTCCAGAGAAGCAAGCCCCGAAAAGGCGGTTGTTTCAGCTTGCAAATGACAGTGGAATAGATATTACTACTCAAAATGAAGCTGAGACTCTTTCTGAAGAGGGACAATGTCAGGTGACTGTGAATGACTCGGCTGGAGCTTTGGAGTGCCCGCCATTGGGGAGGCGGGAGGATCCGCAACAGCAGTTGGCTGTTGAGATTTTAAAAAGTAGCAACCGCCGCGCTACGCAAGCCGCGAAATTTAAACAATGTGTTGGGGTCAGCTTTTCAGAGCTAACTAGAGACTTTAAAAATGATAAGACTTGTGCAGTATATTGGGTTGTAGCAGTGTTTGATGCATTAGAAAAATGTTATGATGCTTGTAAAATTATTATGCAAAGTCACTGTAACTATTATAACATGTCCAGACATTTACTTGACCATGGGTCTGTTTCACTCATGCTGTTATCATTTAATGCTAGCAAAAGTAGAGAAACTGTTGTTAAGTTAATTAAAAGTATTCTGCAAGTGGATGATTACATGATCTTAACGAATCCCCCGCGACTTAGAAGTAATGTAGCTGCTTTATACTGGTTTAGGATGGGATTTTCTTCAGTTTGCACCACCTATGGTGACTCTCCAGAATGGTTAAAAAAGCAGACTCTAATAGGGCACCAGACAGCTGAAGAAATGACCTTTAATTTGTCAGATATGGTGCAATGGGCTTATGATCATGACTATACTGATGAGCCCACTGTAGCTTTTGAGTATGCTAAGTTAGCTGAGGAAAACAGCAATGCTTATGCCTGGATAAACAGTAATAGCCAGGCCAGATATGTCAAAGAGTGCGTGACTATGGTTAAACTATATAAGACGGCAGAAATGAAGCAGATGACCATGGCAGCCTGGGTACATTCTCGCAGCAAACAATATCCAGAAAATGGGGATTGGAAACCTATATGTCAATTTTTAAAATTTCAGCAAGTAGAAATCCCAGTGTTTATTCATGCATTGAAACAATTATTTATGAGAATTCCTAAAAGAACATGTATGGTTATATATGGCCAACCCAATACTGGAAAATCAATGTTTTGTTTGGCGTTGATGAGGTTTATGAAGGGGGCAGTTTTGAGTTTTGTAAACAGGCAAAGCCACTTCTGGTTGTCCCCCCTACATCAAGCAAAAGTAGCTTTGATTGATGATGCCACTGCCCCATGTTGGGACTATTGTGATATTTATTTAAGGAATGCATTAGATGGAAATGAAGTCAGCCTGGACATAAAGCACAAGCAGCCAATGCAAATTAGATGCCCCCCACTATTCATTACCTCAAACCTGGACATAAGTACTGATGACAGATGGAAGTATTTACGTAGCAGAGTGACTATGTTTAAATTTGATAATGAGATTCCTATGGACGAATCTGGGCAACCTGTGTTTTTAATTACTGAACTAAATTGGAAATTTTTTTTCAAAAGGTTATGGGCGCAGTTAGAGTTCAGTGACCAAGAAGACGAGGGAGATGGAGATCCTGAGTGCACGTTTAGATGCACTTCAAGAAGATCTGCTGAGTCTATATGAGTCTAATAAAAATGACATAGACTCTCAAATCAAACACTGGATGCTGTTGAGAAAAGAATATGTCATACATTATTATGCGCGGGCAAACTCAATAAGCAGACTTGGATATCAGAATATTTTGACTCAGCAGGTTGCACAGGCCAAAGCACATGAGGCCATTGAAATGGTGCTGAACCTGGAGACTCTCAAAGCATCCCCTTATGGGGCAGAGCAATGGACTCTTGCACAAACAAGTAGAGAACTGTGGCTTACCCCGCCAAAACACTGTTTTAAAAAAGAAGGCTCCACGGTAGAAGTGTGGTTTGATGGCAGAAAAGACAATGCCATGCACTACACTGCCTGGGATAAAATATACTATCAGACAGACAGTGCCTGGATAAAGACAGATGGACACGTGGATTATGATGGCTGCTTCTATTATGAGGGGACTTATAAGCATTATTACATAAAGTTTCAGGAAGATGCTGACAAATATAGTCAATCAGGAGATTGGGAGGTGCATTTTAAACACCATGTGTTTTCTCCTGTTGCTTCTGTCAGCTCCACCACCGACGGGGACCCCGACCCTGAGTGTGGACTTCGAGCTGACGTACAACGACGGGTACCCGAACAACATCAGGTGCCACTGGACAATCAGGCTACCCCCAGGAAAAGACGACGAGACGAAACCGGAGGAGACCCCGCTGGACCCTGCACCCCCAGAAGAAAAGCCAGAGGAGATAGATGTCCTCATAGCAGAGATACCAGGGGACGGAGACGAGGACGAGACAGAGGAGGAGGACGAGGAGGACGGAGACAAAGGAGAGAAGGAGACTCCGAAGAAAGACAGTCACAAACCGAAGACTCCCCCGACGAAAGATTCCACCCAGGACTCACCGCCGCCCAGCAGCACGGACAGCGACAGCGGACCACAGCCGAAGAAGACCCGCACTCAGCCGCCCCACTCTACAGACAAGAGGAAGGGGACCGGGGAGAAGCCCGACAGCCATACGGATCCCCACGTATACCTGAGGAGCCTGCTCAGCAAATAGACCCGAATCAATTGCCCAGAGTTCGGCGTCAACCTGCTCGCATATTAGACCACCTTGCTGATACGCCTATATTGTTATTGCGCGGGGGTGCTAACCAGCTTAAGTGCTACAGGTATAGGCTGCTTAAGAATTATTTTAACCTGTTCTTAGATATATCTAAAACTTGGCAATGGATAGGTGCAGGGGGCATAGGCAATAAGGCGAGGGTAACAGTTGCTTTTGAAAGTCTTGCTCAGCGCAACCAATTCCTAAACACAGTTCCCATACCTACAGGGGTCACAGTTGCTTGGGGACGCATCTCAGGGTTATAAGTCCTGACATTATATACTGCTTGCCTGCTGCTTGCTTGCTACTTGCTTGCTAGCTCTGCTGCTTCAAATACTCAGCATGTCTCGCAGACGCAAAAGAGATACTGTGCAAAACATCTATAACACCTGCAAAATCTGGGGTAACTGCCCTGATGATGTAATCAATAAAGTTGAAAGCAGCACAATAGCTGATAAAATTTTAAAATATGGCTCTGGATTGGTTTACTTTGGAAATGCAGGCATTGGGACAGGGTCGGGTGGTGGTGGGAGGCTAGGCTACCTTCCACTGGGTAATAGGCCAGCTGGTAGGCCTGCCGTCCCATTTAGTCGACCCACTACCCGAGTAACTACACGAGTTCCACCAATTGTGGAGACTGTGGTCCCAGACTCTATTGCAGGTAATGTGGTGGATGCGGGAGGGCCCAGTGTCATTGACCTAACAGACTTGACAACAGAGTCTACAGGGGTGGATGTGCATCCTGATGTAGAACCAGGAGTGCTGGAGCCTGGCCCCACTGAACCCCCCTCAATAGATGTAACGTCTGACACCTCACCAACAATACAAGTTACAGAAAGCATTCACAGCAATCCCACTTTTGAAATCCCTGTCGTAAATGGCAGCACTTACCCTACAGAGGCTGTGGACATTAACACTGTGAGCACAGTGTCCACTATAATAGGCACTGAGGAATCTGCACCCTTATACATCCCTGAAACAATCGAACTGCAAACTTTCAACACACAAAGAACTGCCAACAACACTTTTAGTGAAACAATAATTGATGATACAGGGTTTGACAGCAGTACCCCACTGGGCAAAAGGCCTCCTGAAGGTAGGTTAGGGGGAGCAAGGGTTAGTGTGTATAATAAAAGGTATGCCCAAGTCGAAGTGGAAAATCCAGCATTTATTAGAGACCCCTATACATTGGTGCAGTACTCAAACGTGAGCTATGATCCGGAAGACACTGTGACCTTTAACCGTGGATCAGGTGATGTTAACACAGCCCCCGACCCCGCCTTTCAGGATGTACTTAAATTAAGCAAACCTTACACAACTCGAAGTCCAGGAGGTCATGTAAGGTTGGGCAGGGTGGGTCAAAGAGCTGGCGTTAAAACTAGGAGTGGATTGCAAATAGGTCCTCAGGTTCATTACTTTACCCGCATCAGCAGTATTGATCCAGGGGAAACAATTGAATTAGAAGTACTTGGAGACCCTAATACACCCGATGTCCTAGTGGGGGATGATGAGTTTGACATAGTCTCCTTAACTGAGTCTTTAGCAGACTCATATAGTGAGAGTGACCTTCTGGATGTGTTGGAGGACATTGGGGAAAACCTGCAGTTAGTAATGGGGGGGCGACGACGAGGACCTAGTGTCCCAGTGTTCACACCAAGGGGCTATCCACCTATTGAGTCTATTACAGTCAATTTCCCCGGATCAGGCATTACAATTGATGAGAGTACTGCACAGTCTGATGATGAGGTTCCCATAGAACCTGACATTCCAAGCACTCCCAGCACTCCCATTAGGCCTGGTCTGGATGTGTATGACTCAATTGACTTCTACTTGCATCCCAGTTTGGGGAAAAAACTAAGGAAAAAACGCAAACGTCGCTTTTATTAATTTTGCAGATGGCTTTGTGGGTGCCTAGTGGAAACAAGTTCTTCATTCCACAAACTCCTGTTGCCCGGATTCCGAACACAGATGAATATGTCACCAGAACATCACAATATTATTATGCCACCAGTTCTCGGCTGTTAACTGTGGGCCACCCTTACCAATCACTAGTAAGCCCTGACGGCAGACTACTAGTTCCCAAAGTTTCTAGTTTGCAATGGCGAAGCTTCAGAGTTACATTCCCTGATCCCAATAAATTTGTTTTCACTGATCCTAATTTCTATGACCCAGAAACAGAAAGGCTGGTATGGGGCCTAGTGGGGTTGGAGGTAGATAGAGGTCAACCTTTAGGAATAGGGGTTAGTGGGAACATAGTCTTCAACAAATTGGAAGATGTAGAAAATCCCAATAAAGCTGGAGGAGAACCAGCTCCTGCTAAGCAAGTGAGGGTCAACATGGCTTTTGATGCTAAGCAGCAGCAAGTGATAATAGTGGGGTGTACACCAGCGGCTGGCGAGCACTGGGGACTAGCTAAGGCCTGTTCAGGTGATGAAGCTCAGCAAGCTGATGGCTGTCCCCCTATTGAATTAAGACAAACATACATAGAAGATGGAAACATGATGGATGTAGGGTTAGGGGCTTTAGATTTCACTACACTTCAAAGAAATAAATCAGATGCCCCTATTGATATAACACAAGAAACCTGTAAATATCCAGACTTTCTCAGAATGACACAAGAAAAATATGGCAACATGATGTTTTTCTGTGCTAAAAATGAGCAACTGTATCTTAGACATTACTTGAATAGAGGCGGTAATGTCAAAGAAAAAATCAATGCAGATTTGGCACTGCAAGATGAAGATGAGACAGAATTCGGCAGTCCGAATTGGGCAGGAACCCCCAGTGGGTCACTTGTTACTAGTAGTAATCAGCTTTTTAATAAACCATATTGGATTCGTAGAGCTCAAGGCAACAACAATGGTATACTGTGGGGCAATCAATGCTTTGTTACTGTTGGGGACACTACAAGAGGTACAAACTTTGACATATCAGTGCCAACGGCTGGAGGAACCCAATATAAAGCTACTGAATTTAATCAGTACAAAAGGCATGTAGAAGAATATGAATTACAGTTTGTTTTGCAGGCTTGTGTAGTCAGATTAACTCCTGAAACAGTTGCTCATTTATATCAAATGGACTCTAGAATATTAGATGATTGGAATCTGGGGGTGGTCACTTCCCAAAATGGTGCATTGGCAGAAACCTATCGGTACTTAACATCAATAGCAACTAAATGCCCTGACAGTGTGAACAAAGACTCTCAGGCCAAAGACCCATATGAAAAACTGAAATTTTGGGATGTTGATTTAACTGAGCAACTGTCTCAAGACTTATCCCACTTTCCTCTGGGTCGCAGATTCTTGTATCAGTATCAAAATGTCAAAACTGTAAACAGCAGGAAGCGCAAAGCTAATCAATCAAATACCTCAACAAATGTGAAACGTAGGCGAAGAATATGA